TCGTGGCCAGTTAATAATCTGGTTTCGATAACAAAATCAGTTTTTGGAAGTGGAATTAAAAAAGTATTGTTGTCTGTTAACTTGATCCCTCTTTCCTCTAAAAGCTCTTCAGTGACCACATGAGCATTTAATGTACTCAAATCAAAATCGTATTGTTGTTGTTCTCCGCATGCGGGACATGCAACGGCTGTTTCGTATAGTGTGCCATATCCATGAGCACGAGCAGAAATAATAAGCGCATTCTTGTCCCCTAGCAACAAATCATCCACTCTGATGCGTTTATCAACAATGATGCTCTCAAGCATTCTGTCGAGGGCCAAACCTTTCTTTAAGAGCGCCTGGGAAGTTAAAATATCCTCTTCCTTCGTTGTCATGTGCTTGATTTCAATAACTCCCTGATTGTGAAGTGGGTGATTTGGTGGATAATACTCGCCGCCGCTGGGAAGTTCAACAAATTCTGTTGGTGTGATAAAATTTAAAGTTTGCGGAGCCTGTAATTCCGCATGTGATGGCGTGTCGTCTGGTTGAGCGGTAGCACCCAAACGGCCCTCATTTCTACTAGCCATATTTAACCTCTCTTGTCTAAATGATTATATTATATATATATCTGTAATTTAAGTTTTTTTATTAACCGGTCCAATCCATCATACCGGACCATGCATCACTAGCTTTATCAAGCGCGTTGGCGATTGTATTTCTTTCTTTGCCCATCATCTTTGTTCTATTGCTTAAGAGTTTATCTCCCCACGAACTTCGATATGAGAAATTCTTATAATTAAAAGTTAAATCAATTGTGCCGAATCCGGACCCTTTATAATTTATTTCTGAAAAATTGACCGAAGTTAATACTGGTTTTTCTATTATCCACTCTCCAACAGTTTGACCTTTATTATCAAATTCTAGAATATTAAATCTAGCGGGATTTTCGGTCCATGCTTTTTGTAGTGGGCTAGCCTCCTGCGTTCCTTCAAACTTGCCTTTCATTTTTTCTTCATATTCATCGCATTTTCCTTGTAAAACCAGGGATGTATGAATGGCTGCAGCAGTGTTGGCACCCTTATTATGATTAACAACATCTAACAGTGTCACTTTTAGGGGGTTTGTTTTAAAACCTTGCGTGGGGTATTCAATTTTTGCAAAATCGCCCGTTTGCATCTGATATTCTCCAGTTATCGTTTCTATAGAAGAATATCCGGGTCGACTAAAGTTTGTTACTAAATAGGGTTCTAAATTCTGTAGTCCATCGCCACCAAAAATAAGATCTGGGAATATTAAGATAGCTTCGAAGACTCTTTTCGGTCTAGCTTCGTTGCTAGACCAGAATTGAAAAGCTCTCGGGTTAAATGCTACAACTTCCGGGGCCATAATATTAGCACCGCCTCATATTACTCACCGAAGCCTAATTCGGATTGCCATGCGCCAATTGTTTGAGCTTGATTCATACCGTTAACCATAATATCCTCTGGTACTGGAGCGTCAGGTGATGCTGGCGCACCTTCATATTCTGCCCAGTCATATTTAAAAGTTAACTGAATATTAACCATTGAATCGTCTTCATATGAAAGCTCTCCAAAGTTAACTTGCGACAACCATGCGTTAATAAGTGTCCACTTTTCAATGGCGTTTCCTTTCGCATCGATTTGCTGAATGCTTGGTACACCAAGTGCTGATACAGCGTCTTTCTTACTAATAGATCTTTTTGCGTCTTCTTGAGTACCAGGAAGAGCATAACCAGAAGCTTGGAGAGTTTTAACTATTATGGCGGATGCATCAGGAAAAACAGGATCGACTAATGACACGTTAAGTTCCTGCCACTTAATGCGACCAGGATAATGAAAGGTGTGAGAAACAAACTGATGCTCTATCCCCTCAATAGTGAAGTTCGGCTTTCCAGATGTTTTGATAACATATGTTGGAATCTGGTTTAAAACCAAAATCCACCGATAACTTCTTTTTGGATCAACCGTAGTCGAATTCCAGAATTGTTCATTTTTAATTGCCATTAGTTTAAAATCTCCTTCTATAATTAAATAGAACTAAGTTAGGTTTTTAATCTTCAAAAGATGCTCCTGTGTTGGTAATAATAAAGTCAATTGCAATGTACTCAATTGAACGCGCTGGTTTAATATAGATTTTCGCATACATGATGTTTCTATCTATAAGATCTGGCGTTGTAGTGGTTTCGTCCAATACAACTTTATAATCCGTTAGACCTAAGCCTGCCTTAACATCTGATAGGAATGGTTCAACCTTAGATTTAAACCTTGTCCACGTTACGTCAACATTCTGATCAAACAAGATTGTTGCAGCAAATCTAGAAACTTGTTTCTTCAAGTAAATTAGCAACCTTCTAACATTAACCCTATCTAGGGCAGATGCACTTACCTGAAGTGTCTTTTGTCCAAAGATTACAATCCCTTCCGCTGGGAAAGAAGCAATTGGGTTAATTTGGTTCTCATAAAGTCTATCGCGTTGCTTAACCGTAAGTTTCTCTTCAACTCCAACAACTGGAACTCCACCGGCGCGATTAGCACTTAGGCCGCCGCGAGTAAATCCTGCAGGAGCGAACCAAAGTTGAGAATTGGCCTCGCCGTATGACATAGCGCCCATGGCTACAACTGAGGGCGGGGCCCAAAGAGTGACACCATTAATCGTATCTCTAATTTGTACCCATGGGTAATAAGCGCAACCATAACTACTGTTAATTTGAAGAGTATTCTTCTTGTTGCTAACAACAGTCTTAACATTGCCCTTGCGATTAACCCTTGTTGCACTAGATTCGTGCGGTGGTGTATAGCCACCATCTAAGTCAATAATTGCTAGTGCATCGCCCCTTAGTTCACACACATCAACCAATTTATTATTAAGTGTGTTGTCAGTAAGTCCAGGCATTGCTAACAAGTTGTATTCCACAACTTCTGGATCTCTGAGTGCATCAATGGCCACTGAAATAGAATTATAAGGTGCGTAGTCTGTTTCAGTCGAATCGCTTAAATCGCTATTTCTAAATGGATCGCTTTCTTTGATGTCTAATCCATCTGCTCCACCAGCCAACAGTGTAGTAAACTGTTTCCAACCTGCGGTATCGCCACCGTTATCGTCATCAATGACGTTTAGGTAACTCCCGTTGCTGGGCCCAGCAATTGTTGCATCTTTTGAGCCGGTGTGTGCAGTATAAGACGTGCCGGACTGACGAGAACCAGATTGATATACAGCATGAGTGCTATAGCTACCAGAATACGTCTCACTAGTCACGTTAGCGTTTCTAACATCATCGAGAGAGAAGTACCACATATCTTCAGTTTTGCCACTAGAGGCATCCCAAGTCAAATCCATACATCTAGTTCTAACAACATCAAAAACACTATGATCTAAGCCGCGAGAGCCGTTATAGGACGTATCAACACCAAAATAGGCATCTTTGGGGTCTGTCAAAGAGGTGCCCTCTGAAGAATTGACTCTGAGTCTTAATTCCGGGAACTTGAATTGAGCGTTAACGTATAGATTGTCAGAGTCGCCGCCTGGAAGTACGCCTATACCAGCGGACGAAGACTGCCATGGATCAGAGACGCCAACCTGCACAAACGCTCCACTGTCATCACTTGCGGTGGTGGTTGTATCATATTGCGTGATCGTCCCGCTAGCTCCAACGCCCCAACCAACATAACGAGGTGGCCCAATAACACCATATGGGAGATATTTTTCATTTGCCACTCCGCGTTCGACGTCGGTGTGTACTTCAACATAAATATAGTTAGAAGTATTGTTAAAATCACCAAATGTTCTGTATCTTCTATCGTTGTCGTCCCATTCAGTAAACTTATTGCCGATTTTGCGTCCTATATAGTTACTAGAACCGGGGTCTAAATTACAATTGTTGTATTGCTCTAAAATTGTTGGGCGCGCATCGGTATCGGCAATGTCTCTAACTAATAGAGTGAAAGTGCCATATTGATTCGAATCTAGCGGATCTGCCGCCCTAAGATCTTTAATGCTTATCTTGATCTTGCGCTGTGTTTCTTCGCCCAATTCGCGACTACAAAATCTAAATAATTTTTGCATCTCACTTGCTTCATATTCATCATAAGTGGTAGACAAATCCTGGGAGATAAACCAGCCAGTCTTAGCAAATTGCTTCGTTGGGCTCTTGGTTGACGTCATTTTAAAATCAGCACCATCGGTGGCGCCATTCGGCGTTCCGAGGCGCATAATGACACCATATGTCTTTGCCGCAGTCTGATTGTTGAAGCCGATTTCGCCGTTATTATCAAAAGTTCTAACATGGCCTTCAAACGTCTCTCCGAGCCAATAATTTGTATCGTTATCCTCACCTACAATTGTGTGGTTCGTTTTAATTGGATTTGTATTAAAAACCTTTCTAATGAATCGTGGAGAATCAGCGTCAAAGTTGAAAGAAGAGTCAATCACCTTGTTACCACTACCATCTCTAACTATTGCCTTAAAAGTTGGTCCTGTGTCCGCAGCTTCATAAAAAGTAAACGCGGATGAACTAAGCACGGCGGATCCAGTACCAGCAATATTGCCAGAAAGCTGAATGCTGCCTTTTGTGAGGTACCAAACTGCTGCTAAAGTGCCTTCCAGAGAACTAGTGAATTCACTTTGAGGCTCTTCATCATCTAAAAAGACTGTACCGCCAGAACCGCTTTCACAAATAAATAAACCATATGCACCATTGTTGCTGGCGCTGGATGAGCTGTCTCCAACACTATCTGCAGTTGCCCAGCCTGCATAACCTTCAGCGGTTGCATTTTTGTGTGTTTGCCCTAGAAGTCTAACCATGGTTATAGGAGAGTTGTTTCGTAGCCACGCTTGTGCTGCATATGCTGCATATGTTGGAGAAGTATAGTTTCCATAGCGGAAAACATCGCCGCCTTTACCGCCAGCAATAGGCTTACCAAAAACGTCTATGAAGTCTGCAAATGAGCTAACTTGCACAGGCTTAAGGGCTGGGCCTCGTTCCAATCTTCCAATAACCGCTGGTCCGATAGCGGTCTCGGCTGCGGGCAATTGAGAATTATCAATTTCATTGATAAAAATTCCCGGCGATATAAACTTAAATTTCTTGTAAGACATATACTGTTTTCTCCTTTAAACAGAGGGCGTTATTTCTTTAATAAATAGTAGTACAATAAAGCAAAAACCTTTTTATAATTTTAATCTCTATAAAATTCAGATTTTGGATCAAAATCTTGTTCATCATTCAAAATGACGCGCTCTCTCGGTAATTTAACATCTACTATGTTTTCTCTCCTACTGATTTTTGGCCTCTCTTGGTTTTTGCCCTCTCCAATAATATATCCAAGCACCTCAAAATCAACTGTAGTTTGAAAAATCCTTTCTTCTTGGTCAAATGAAGAAATATTATTATTTTGTGATAAATCTGATTGCAAAAACGTTTCATATGTGTGTCCATCTCTTTCTATCAAGAAAGAATTTATGTGGCCACCCAAAGTTACAAATGGCTGCAACATCTGATTCATGTGTTGCTGATAATTAGATTGTAAAGTTATTTGGTATCCAATGTTCACATATACCGGTTGCGGCACTGAAAGTGTTTCTATTACAATTTTCTTGTTTCTTTTCTCAGTTAACGGATAATATGCTTGTCTTCCTGGGGTTCTATTCGTATTGCTAAACTTTCTTATATTTTGAGCTACAGCAAAATTATTTGTTTTATCTTCAACTATTCTTTTAGATACGACAATTCTGCCTCCTCTTAGTGGGTCTGTAAACTGCGTTGGTGCTCCAAAAAACTTACCTTTTTTAGCTAAGTCTTTTGTCATCTTAGTTCTTTGAATGCTTATGATAGGGTAAATTAAAGTGCCGTCTATATCAAATCTATCTTTGTCCTTTTTCGAAAAATAAACCCTTTCTGGTGAAGACCAAATAATCGTTACCTTTTTCCACCCTTTATTTGTGTGTGCTCTAATCTGCATCTTATCATTAATAAAATCATAAAATGCAAAATCAATTGTTTCAAAGTTAGAAGGACTCAACAAAGATTCATCTAAGCGCACGTTCCCTTCTTCTAAAATTTTAGAATCAGCATCAGCTGGCATCAAATGTGCCCTCCCTAGCTTTTATACACTTGGCCTGGGCTTCAAATATTCGTTCCCAGCCAACATATCCTTGACCAAATATTTGCTTAGGATAATCAACTGTGGCAATTTCAAAAAAGTCTTCGCCATATAATATAAAATCACCTTCACGTAAATATAGATCTTGATCTTCTGTTAGTCTTCTTCTGTGGAAGTTAATTGTTAAAGACAACCTCTTATCAATACCCAAATTACTAACTGTGGTTGTATATCCTTCCCAGGCGACCAAAACGTGAACTCTAATTGGTGATAAAAAATTCTTTTTAATGGCCTCCCCATATAAGGGGTGAAAACTAGTATGCTCTAAGCTTATGGGGTAATATATTATTTCCTGCCCAATTACTCTTTCAATTAACTCATCATTAACTTGCTTTACTAAATCTCTTTCTTTCTCTCCCAGAAATAGAGGTGGTGGAGGTGCTGCAGGTTGTGACCATTTTGTGTTATCTGTTGCATCTGCCATCTATGTTACCCCACAAAAACCTTTAATGGAATCATTTTATTAATTGCATTGACTGACTCCATCAGAGCAGCGTCATCCGCCATAAGTTTAGAATAAGTTAGTTCATCTAAAGTTGTTTTTAGTTCTTCTCTAAGCTTTTCTTGTTCATTTTGCGCCTGGGTCAATAAAGCCGGTCCATCTAATGTCACACTGTCACCAGGGATTGGAATAGTTGTAAATTTACTTCTAATATTTCCCAAGGTTTCTTTAGAGAGAGCCAAGGCAAAACGTCGAATCCACTGTTTTCCTATGGCATTAATGTTCTCATAAGGTAAATTCTCGTAAGGCAGTGTGTTTAAATTATTAATGCCGTCAATTCCAGACTTCCCACCTCGATCACTAGTATCACTTTCCGTCCACGGATCTGAATCTACAAAAAACTCTATCCAGAACTTCGAAGGGCTAGCATCAATATTACTTGGAAAAATGCGAAGTCTATTATTTTTAATTTCATAAGAATAGTGACTGTTTCTTGTGTATATGGCATCCTCAAAAGCCATGGCCTGTGATTTGTTTTGCCATGTTGGTATAATTTCAAAAGTTGAATCATCTGCCCATTGGCCATAACTAGCCATGTTGCCCACCGTATTAATACCACCATAATATCCATAGAATCTCCACATTGCATGCGGTGTTTTATAATAAACCCTAGTAATATTAATGCGCTTATCGCCTATTTCGCCATAATAAGGCACAGAAGAGCTTAAAGCAGCAGAAGATGAAACTATTTGTTGCAAATCATAATCTTGCTCCCCAGTAACTGAATCAAAGGATGCAGAATATATTGCAACCTCGCCACCAAAGCCAACTTCCGTAGAAACTCCATAGCCTACGCGGCGAGAGTAGGCAAATTCAAAACGTGGGAATTTTAAATTAACATTTTGGCCCGACAAAGCCGATCCGGATTGCAGCTGGCCTTCGTGATCGAATGTGCCGGTTGTAGCACCAAGAAGGTCAGATAATGCATTTTTAGCTTGATGTATATTAACAATGTAGGAATATTCTAGTACTGCTTCTTCGTATGCTGCATAAACATTGCTATCAGTTAGCTCAATGTCTAAGACATCTCCACCTAATTTTTTATATGTATATGATACTTGTTCTGCGGCGCCCGAACAAAAAAATTGAGAAAATAATCCAGATGTTGTGTTTGAATAAAGCCCTAAAGGTAAACTAGTGTTGTCTTCAATGTCGCTGGGAGCGCTGCCGGTAGTTAAGACAACTGTGCTAGTTTGCGAAACGGGGCTTAAAGTGGGTTTGGCCATTCATTTAATCTCCTCCAAGTAAATAGTTGAGAGAGAGACAAAAAAACTAAATGTTATTTCTTTGTGGATTTTTTAGTTCTAGACCAGACGGACGCTTTCTTTTTAGGTTTGGGGGTTGGAGTTTCAACCTTTGGTTCTGGCTTAGTTTCAACCTTTGGTTCTGGCTTAGTTTCAACCTTTGGTTCTGGCTTAGTTTCAACCTTTGGTTCTGGCTTAGTTTCAACCGGTCG